CGACCGAGTTCTACCGCGCCAACCGCGCGGCGATGGACGCGGGCGCGGTCGTCGCCTGGCCGGAGCGGTTCAATCACGACGAGATCTCGGCGATCCAGCACGCCATGAACCTGCGGCTGCAGGACGAGGCCGCGTTCTTCGCCGAGTACCAGAACGAGCCGCTGCCCGCCGAGACGGCATCGGACGACGAACTGACCGTCGAGCAGATCGCCGGCAAGCTCAACCGGATGAAGCGGGGCGAGGTGCCGGTCGGCTGCAACCACGTTACCGCCTTCATCGACGTGCAGGGAAACCTGCTGTTCTGGGTCGTTGCCGGGTGGGAGGACGACTTCACCGGCTACGTCCTCGATTACGGGGCGTACCCCGACCAGAAGCGGCCGTACTTTACTCTCCGCGACGCCCGGCCGACGTTGACCTCGATGATGACCAGCGGCGGCGTCGAGGCCGCCATCTACGCCGGACTGGAGACGCTGACCGGCCAGATCATCGGCCGCCCCTGGCGACGCGACGACGGCGCGGACCTGCGGGTCGAACGGTGTCTGATCGACGCCAACTGGGGCAGTTCAACGGACGTGGTCTACCAGTTCTGCCGGCAGTCGACGCACGCCGGGATCGTGCTGCCGAGCCACGGGCGGTTCGTCGGCGCGTCCTCGCAGCCGTTCAGCGAGTACAAGCGGCGGCCGGGCGACCGGGTGGGGTTCAACTGGCGGATGCCCAACGTCCAGGGCAAGCGGGCGGTGCGGCACGCCCTCTTCGACACCAACTTCTGGAAGAGCTTCGTCCACGCCCGGCTGGCGGTGCCGATGGGCGAACGCGGCTGCCTGTCGCTGTTCGGCGACAAGCCCGAGACGCACCGGCTCTTTGCGGAACACCTGACCGCCGAGTACCGCGTCCGCACCGAGGGCCGGGGCCGCACGGTGGACGAGTGGAAGCAGCGACCGGAGCGCAGCGACAACCACTGGTTCGACTGCCTGACTGGCTGTGCCGTGGCCGCGTCGATTCAAGGAGCAATCCTTCCCGGCACTGGTAGCCGCGAACCGCCGAAGAGAGCGAGGGTCAGTTTTGCTGCTCTGCAGCAGAGGAGGCGCCGAGCTTGAACAAGTCGTCTCCGCCATCAGACCACCCCCAAGGGTTGCGATGCCCGCGCTGCGGGTGCCGCCATCTGGCCGTAGTGTATACTCGCCGACGAGCTTCCGGTGTTGTCCGCCGCCGCGAATGTCGCCATTGTGGGCATCGTATGACGACCTGGGAACGGGCCATGCAATAGCCTTGTGGCAAAATAAGTCATAGTCCATTAGTGGAACTGCGTTCATCTCTTCCTGTTTTATTGTCCTTCGCATTCGGTATAGTTCCATGGGAGGAGCTATGCCGAACCAGCTCGACGACAAAATCCGCGAAAACGCTGAGGGGCCGGCGAAGGCCTCCGGCGACGCCGGCTCGGTCGAGCAGCACCCGCTGCCCGACCAGATCGAGGCTGACCGCTACCTCGCGTCCAAGGAAGCCGCCAAGAAGCCGCAGCGCGGGCTGCGGTTCAACAAGCTCGTCCCGCCGGGGGCCGACTAATGTTCCGCTGGCTGGCTAACCTCTGGGACACCAAGCCGCCGCGACCGGGTCGCGACCGGGTCGTCCGCGTCGTGCGCGGCCGTTACGATGCCGCCGTGACCACCGACGACAACCGCCGCCACTGGGCCAACGCCGACGGGTTGAGTGCCAACCAGGCGAACAGCCCGGACGTCCGGCGGGTGCTCCGTAACCGCGCCCGCTACGAGGTCGCCAACAACAGCTACGCCAAGGGGATCGTCCTCACGCTGGCCAACGATGTGGTCGGCACCGGCCCCCGCCTGCAACTCTTGACCGAGGACTCGGAGGCCAACACCCGCATCGAACGCGAGTTCATGGCCTGGGCCAAGGCGGTCGGCCTGCCCGAGAAGCTCCGCACCCTGCGGATGGCGCGGGCCACCGACGGCGAAGCCTTTGCCGTTTTGACCAGCAACCCGCGTCTGGCAACACCGGTGCAGCTCGACCTGCGGCTGGTCGAGGCCGACCAAGTGACGACACCGGACGCGCGTCTCGATCTGTCGGTGGACGGCATCGTCTTCGACGCGGCGGGTAACCCGGCCGAGTACCACGTCCTCCGCGACCACCCGGGCGAGGGCTACCGGGCCGTGCGCGACTACGACCGTGTCCCGGCGTCCGCGATGGTGCACTGGTTCCGCTGCGACCGGCCGGGCCAAGCCCGCGGCATCCCCGATATCACGCCAGCGTTGCCGCTGTTCGCCCAACTCCGGCGGTTCACCCTGGCGGTGATCGCCGCCGCCGAGACGGCCGCCGACTTCGCCGGCATCCTCTACACCGACGCGCCGGCCAGCGGCGAGGCCGACGCGGCTGAACCGTTCGAGCCGATCGAGTTGGAGAAGCGGGCGCTGGTGACCATGCCCGGCGGCTGGAAGATGTCGCAGCTGCAAGCGGAGCAACCCGCGACGACCTACGCCGAGTTCAAGAAGGAAATCCTCAACGAAATCGCCCGCTGCCTGAACATGCCCTTCAACGTCGCGGCGGGCAACAGCTCGGGCTACAACTACGCGTCCGGCCGGCTCGACCACCAGACGTACTTCAAGGCGATCCGCGTCGAACAGGCTCACCTCGAAGCCGTTGTTCTTGATCGCATCCTCGCGGCGTGGTTCGACGAGGCCGCGCTCATCCCCGGACTGCTGCCCGACAATCTAGGGCCGTTCGTCACCTGGCCGCACCAGTGGTTCTGGGACGGCCACGAGCACGTCGATCCCGCCAAGGAAGCGAACGCCCAAGCGATCCGGCTGGCCAACCTGACCACCACGCTGGCCGACGAATACGCCCGCCGTGGTCTCGACTGGGAGGCCCAACTGCGGCAGCGCGCCAAGGAACTGGCCCTCGTCGCCGCGCTCGGGCTGACCCCGGCGCAAGCTCAGTCATCCGCCACCCCCGTAGAGGAGCCCGACGATGCTGTCTCCACGCCGGACGACTGACGACCACCCGCCGCGCCGGCTGCGGCTGGACGCCACGGCGTCCCTCGACCTGACGGCCGCAGGCGAGGGAGGTAGTGCGCTACCTCGCTTCCGTATGGTCGCCTACACCGGCGCGCCGATGCGGGTGGCCGGCTGGCGGCACCCGGTCGTCATCGACCTGGCCGGGCTGTCGATCCCGTCGCAGTCCCGGCCGATCCGCTTCGGCCATGACCCGCTCTCCGGGGTTGGCCACACCGACGCGGTGCGGGTCGAGGACGGGCAGCTGGTCGCCACCGGGGTCGTCTCTCGCGACACCCCGGCGGCGCGGGAAGTCGTCATCTCGGCGAAGAACGGCTTCCCCTGGCAGGCGTCTGTCGGGGCGTCCGTCGAGGAGTACGAGTTCGTCAAGGAGAACCAGCAAGTGCTGGTCAACGGCCGCACCTTCACCGGCCCGCTATACGTCGTCCGCAAGGCGACGCTGAGTGAGATCAGCTTCGTCGACCTCGGGGCTGACGGCCGCACCTCGGCGACTGTCGCCGCGTCTCAATCTCATCAGGAGGCATATATGCCGGGCACCAATCATGACCACGACGATTCGCCCGCTACCCAGGCGATCATTCGTGCGCGAGCAGAGCGCCAGCGCGTCGATACGATTCGCGCGCTCGTCGAGGAGGCGGCGTCCTCGCGCTATGCGGACATGGACGCGCTCGAGCAGATCGCGGCCCAGGCAGAGTCCGAGGGGTGGGACGCCCAGCGCACCGAGCTAGCGATCCTGCGTGTGACTCGACCGCGTGCGCCGGTCGCGCGCGACCAGCGCGACCGCCCGAGCCAGCAGGTACTCGAGGCTGCTCTCTGCATGGCGGCAGGTATCAGCGACGAGACGCTCGCCAGTGACCGCGATTACGGCGAGCAGGTCGTGTCGGCCGCATGGCAGCACCGTCGCCGTGGCCTGCGCGGCATCCTTGCCCTGGCGCTGGAGGCAGGCGGCATCCGTGTGCCGCACGGCGGCCGCGAGTTCTACGAGGCGCTT